TCTGTTTTTGGGTTTTGATAAACATTGCACAAAGTTTGTACAGGGTCATATCTTAAACTGTTTCCTGAAGTTACACAGGTAAAAGCTTGACCTTCTATACTAACACTGTTTTCTGTTTGCATTTTTCCTTTATCTCTATGCAACCATAAATACAAATTGCTAAATTCAGTGCTATCAAAAAACTCACCTGTTTTAAATGTTAAGCCATATTGCTCTTCTATTGCTTTTATAACTAAACTAGCTTTTATTGCTGGTTTTAAATCTTCAGGAAATACACCTCTAGTTTTATCATTTGCACTATCATCAGATAAATTACCAACATCTGTAAGATTGCTAGTATCATCATAAATGTATCTTTGAGTATGTGTAATTAAAGGGTAAATAATTGCATTATTGTAAGTAACACTATCAACTGTAATGTTATGTCCTGTTTGCAACCCTGTAAGAACATTTGCAGTAAGTGATGGCAGTTTGAAGTTATCCATCCAAACTAAATTGTTCAGTTTATCCTCACCAAATAAATTATTTAAACTAACTGTTTTACCAAAGAAAGTAACCTTGTAAGTATGTGGTCTGTTATCTTTCATCTTGACCTCTTGCAATCTTATTTTGCCCTCTCTAAATGGTTGGTAGTTTAATTCAATCTTTGCATCACTTTGTATGTTAGCATCAAAACCCTTAACATCTGGATTATACCAATGTTTGAACAGCTTGTTGTTCTTTTCACTTGCTGGAATGTTGAACGTTCTGCTGAAATCAGTAAACACTTTATCAATATCCCTAACATCTTGTATAACCTGTGTTAAGCTTACATTCTCATCAGAAAACAAATCCACCTTTACAAAGTTTTGATCTGTTTTATCCCTTTGCTGTGGTTTTATGTAAAGTATTAATTCTTGCATTAATGAATATTGTTTATAGTATCAAAAGCAAACTTTAAGTTTATAGTGTAATTAATCAGCTTATCATTCAACCCTGTTTTAAATGTAAGTGCTGATTCCTGTATATTTACTGGCAATGTATCACCACTTCTTACTATCCAAACATATTGGCTTAATAATAGTTCTTTGAAAGTATCATTCATAGCTTCAGGAACAAAACCAGAGTTCAACACTAGTGATTCATTTGCAATGATGTTAAACTTCTTTGCTTGATGTTCTTTGAATTGGAATCCAGCAATGTATGGAAGTGTTTCATCTAATATATTCCTGTTGAAATTATCCTTATTTACTTGTAAGCTTTCAACTGATTTTTTAAAGAAATACAAATTTTGTAAAGCTCCATATTTATTTATAAAAACAATTTTGCTTACTGTGTGTTTACATTCCAATACCTCTTCAATAGTAAATGATTGTGTACTTGCTCCACTATTGTAAACCACATCAACAGCATCTACATTTGCAGCAGTTGTTGTAATGTATTGAATCTTTTGGTTTGTATTGCCACTATCAGTTATTGAATGTGTGCTTACAGTTGATCCATTTAATTTGTAGTTTACAGTTTCTGCTATTTCAGCATTTACAGGAATCTGTGCTGCTTCACTTTCAAGAACTTGTATTTTACTTGAACTTAATAATGTTGGAAGTGTGTAAGTAGCATTTATTGAACCACCATTTGAAGCTGCTTCTTGAAAATAATTATATCCATCAAAGGCTAAGAATGTTGTGCTTACTGTTGAACCTACTGAACTGCTTGTTGAACCTGTTACATCTGCAATTGCCCAAAGTGCATATCCTGTGCTGTTGCCTGTTGTTGGTGCAATGTGATCGTAGTAATCTCTAATCAATTGGTTAATCTCAAATGTAACTTGTGTTTCACTATTTATGGTATCTTTTTCAAGTGTATAAGTTGGGGTTGCGGGTTTATCAGATGTTGTTCCAGTAAAGATGTACAGCTTTAATTCAAACTTTATTGCATTTGCAAGTGCTGTTGTTCTTATATATCTTGGTGACCTTGTTAGTGTTAATGTACTCATTCTTCAATATTTAAATTGTCATTTAAAAAACCTTCTATAAATTCATCACTATATTTATTTAAACCATCTTCAAAGGGTTTTGTAAAAAACATTGTAGCCCTGATTCCTTTGCTGTAAATACTTCTAGCAATTATGAAGCTTAATGATTTTCTTGTAATAAATCTTCCTGTTTTTTTATCTCTTCCTTGTATTCCTTTTTTCTTTATCCACTTTTCAAAAGGTTGTGCTGGTGGGATTTTATTTTTGTATTTAAATGGACTGTTTGCAGTTTCATCAGCATAATAAGAATTCTTACCTCTTACACCTTGGTCTTGATATTCTCCATATTCAAGCATATTAAATACAATGCCATTTTTTTTTACATTGAATTTTAAGCTGTTGTATAATTGCTTTGAAGAATTTATTGTTCCATAAGGTTGCCTACCTTTTGTTAATCTTGTTCTTGCCTGTTGAACAACATACTTGCCATACTTCTCTAATGCCTTTTCAAATTCTCCCATCTTAACAAATAGTCATTTCTGTTTTGGTGTTTATTGTAAATGTAACTGCCCAACCAGCCAATCTGTTTTCAAAACGTTCTGTAAATGGTTCACAAGCTGCATCACCTACAATCTCAAATTCATCCCTATATAAATCACCTTTTCTTAATAGCTGTATTACTCTTGTTGCAAGTGCTAACTGTGTGTTTAAAATGTCCTGTGTATTGTCATTGCCAAGAAAAAAGCTTTCATCCTCTGAATTACTTACATCAACTAAATCCATAAAGAAAACTGTCATATTATGCTGTACAAGGTTTTCAGTAATGGTTGCATTGTTAACTGTTATGTGTGATAAAGGGAACATTGATTGCTTTCTTAAATCAACATCTGCAATATCACCAAAGGTGACCTGGTTGTTAAATGGTTCAGAGCTTACTGCCTGTTTAATTTTATCTATTACTCTATAAAAACTGTTCATATTAATTTTATATATAATGGTGAATGCTCCCCAACATCTTCTTCTGTTAATTGGTTTAAGTAATCAATGGAATCATCAAAATTCATTTCATTTGATTTAATAATAATATCTAAGCACTTCCAATAATCATAAATTGCTCTGGTTGGAGTTGTTGAGGTTACTCCCATAAATGCTTCTTCCAATCCATCAGTAAGCACCAATGATTCAGATTGCCCAAACAGCTTTCTAGTAATTAGCTGATCTATGATTTCATCTCTTTGCATTTTTCATCAATTGCTGTTCAACTTCCATTTTATCTTTTTCAAATGCTAACATAGTTAAGCAAGTATGTAATTTAGTTGAGGTTACAGTATCTATTTTATTAACCTCTCCTTTTGTAAGTCCATAAATGGATTGATACCAACCCCACTTTCTAGCAAATCCTTCAAGCTTTGTGGAATGTCCACTATATCCTGAGTTTTCAAATAGTTCATTATATGTTTCAGTAATTCGTTCTTTAAATCGCAAAAAAAAACTAAAGAACCAAGTACAACATTCAAAGGCATTTCACTTAAATCGTACTTTTCAGAACTTACATAATCTTCAATTAAATACTTACCTTTTCTTTTGTATGTTACTGGTCTGAATAATACAGCCATTGCTGAATCCATCTGCTGCCAATCTGCAAGGTAGTTATCTAAATCAATATATTCTCCAAATGTCATTTCATCCAGCTTTGGAATAAAACCAAACTCTTCATCTTCTAATTTAAACAAGGGTTGAAACTCTGGTGTATTATTAAATAAAGAATCCAAGTGTGTTGTAATCTCTTGAATGTCCTTTAACCTCATCTGCATAATATCTTGTAAGTTAGCATTGCAGAATATTTCAATCATCTTCTGTTGGTAAAAAGTATTTACTTCTTCTTGCTTTTCAGCTATTTTGATCCAACGTTGATACTGTGCAAGTGTTATCTCACTTAAATCTTCAGGAACATTTAATTTAATCCTCATACTATTAATGTAAATTTTTTAGCTAAGTGTTATATACAAAATTAAAAAAGTTTGTGCATCTTATCTTATCTTATTTTATCTTATCTTAATGCTTGGGCATTGGTTAAGCATTGCTTCCTCTGTTGAGAGCTGTTTTTTGCTAATAAAGGAAATATTCACCACTGTTTGGATTTTGCAATTGATAGCTTACTGCATACCGTAATGCATCCAAGCAATGATTCCAATTGTCGCAAGGTGTTTGGCTTTTCTTTTCTAACCAACAATAGTTGTTAAGTTCTTTAATTAACTCAACACTATCTTCAGTAATTACTAAATCATAATCCTGTAGTAAACTAATACCATAAGTAATACTACCTTGTCCTTTGATTGCTGGTACAACTTTGTTGTGTCTGCTTAACTCATTTATTAATCTTGGTTCTGCACTATCACCAACAATTAAATTATCACCAGCATACTTTTTATTCAGCACTGCAATCTCACTTGTAGTTAGCTTTGTTTGATAGAAGCATTGCTGCACATAAATAATCTTGTTATCCTTATCTATGCTTGTTTTAATTAATGTTGAAGGATCATTACTAAACCCATAATCCTGACCAAATACTATTTTACCAACTTGCTTAAATTCTCCAATACTCCAATTGCTGTAAATAACACCTTCTGCTTTATCCAACCAACTGCCAAGTATTGTATGCTTGTATCTGTTTGGTCTTCTCTCTTTCATTTGCTCTATTTGCTTTATATAGCTTTCAGAAAGGTTTTCTATGTTATCTAAATAAGTTGTATGTATGTAAGTTGTATCATCTTTGATAATATTGCTTCCAGCTTCCACACCTCTTGCTTCAAAGAACCTTTGGTAAATAAAGTTTTCTTTTGTGGTTGGGTTAAGTATTAATATTACTCTGTTGTCTTTATCCTTTTGCCTAATGGATAAATCTATTTTATCAAATATACTTTCATCAGTTAACTCTTCAGCTTCATCCAACACCCAAGTAGTAACACCCTGCAAAGATTTTAAGTTTGCAGTTTGATCTCCTGAACTTGTTTTGATTCCTCTAAATAGTATCTTACTGCCAGTTTGCTTGTTTATTATTTCATCTTTTGTAATGTGGAAGTCTTGCTCAATCTTTTGTAGTTCTAGCTTTTCAATAAATTCTGGGATGATTGAAATACTAGCAGCTCTTAATGTGTATCTAGTAAATAGTATCTTATGTCCTTGCTCATAAGTTAGAAGTGTAAGTAGTGTGTTTATTGCAAAGGATTTGCCTGAACCTCTACCACCTGTGCAAATAAAGTATCTAGTATCATTTTCTAATACTAAATATTTATTGCTTAGCTTTAATTCCACTTATTAAATGTTTGAAATCAATTGAACGTTTCTCATTGCTGTTAATATCAACAGTATCTTTTGCAGTACCATAAGCTGAATCCATCAATGCCTTATATGCATTTACATCACCTTTCAAAGCTTTTAACAATATACTAATTGTCATTCTTTGCTCATTGGTTAACCATTCTTCTTGGCCTGTTAATGGGTTATCTTCTTTTGAAAGCATTTGTAAAACTTCCTTTACAATTGTGCTTCTGTTTCTGCTTCCCTTTGGTCTGCCATTTGGATTTCCTGACTGTCCTTTTTTAAATGGTATTAAATCTTCTTTTGACATTTTTTTGTACTGTATCTGTTCTGTATTTGTTTGTAAATAATTTTTATTGTTTAATTTTTTTTGCCAAAACATAAACAAGAATTACAAAACCAATTATCCAACTTATTTCCCAAATCTCTAACATAGTTTACAAAATCATTTCCATAGTAACCAATAGCAATAAAATTATCAATCCAGTAATGATTGCAGCAAGTATTTCATCACCTTCATTTTGCATATTTATCTTTGTTTGCATAAGTAGATGAGCATTGTGCAATTGCTTGTTCTCTACTTTTACCTTCTTTGATAACCATAGGGATGCACCTCATCATAAAGTCCTTCCTTGATTCATTTGCTTTTGGCTTTGGCATAATTGTTTATTTATCCACTGCAAGATTCACAGTTATTATCATTAATACTGCATTGTCTTGTTGGTACTGGTTTCTTTTCTAATTCTTCTAGTAGTTTTTCAAACTCTGTTTTTTTTGTTTTGCTTAAATATCTTAATAGTTTTTTTTCTTTTGCTTGGGTATCTTTATCCATTATAATTATCAAATAAACGTTTGCAATCTGCTATCAATTCTCTTACACAGCTAGAACAACTGCTGATTTCTTTTTTGGTGTGAAGCACCCTATTGCTTATTTGTATAAGTTGGACTTGTTCTTGTTCTGTTAAGGTTGTTTTATTTAGTTTAAAAAATTCTTTTAGGAATGTATATTCTTGTTCTTGTAGGCATTCAGGTTTGTTGTATGGGAATAGTTTGTTAAGTTTTATTCTTCTTTCTTCACATCCACAGTCTTCACCAGCAATAAACTTTACTACCTTTTCAATGCCTGTTACTTTTGTAACCTTTGCAATAGTATCACCTAATCCTTTTGACTTGGTAGATTTTTTCTTTCTTACAGTTTTATTTTGTTTTTTAGTTCCTGTTTGCATTTTGCTATTGTTTTATGAACGGTTGCGTGACTTATTTTTGTTGCCTTGCTGAGTTTTCTAATACTGTGAAATTCTTTTCTATATAGGTTAAATAACTTTCTATCAAACCAATACATAGTGTTAAGTACCTCATCAATCTTTTTTTCAATATCTTCTTGCTGTTCTTGTGAGTCAGCAATTTGTTTATGTGAATTATTTAAACTCACTTTTTTGTTCTTGTTTTTACTTTTTACTTGTATTATTCTTTTAAGTATAGTTTTAACAATTCCAAAATGTGGTTTATTATTTACAATTAAGTTTGCAATTTGAAGTTCATTGTTGGTAAGATCATCAAAAACCTTTACATACATATCTTGTACAATATCAATAGGGTTTAGCTCAGTGTTTTGGTACAGCAGCTTATTAGCCATTGCCTCCCATTTTTTCTGATGTTGTGCCAAGATATTAAGAACCTCATTATGTGACAAAATATATTTTTGTGGTTATACAAAATTAATAACTTTTAGTTACATTATTGTATTCTAATTTTAAAAAACTGATGTTACTTCTTATTGCATCACAAACCCTGTAACCAGCAGAGGTTAGTTTTCTTAATTTATACACTTCAGGAACAGCAATATTTGCTTCATTGGTTGCTCTTGCTACAGATAGCTTTTCATTGTTTACTTTGTTGTATATTATTTCTTCAAAGTCTTGATGGTATTTACTTTTAATACCCTCAATGTAATACAAGTAGCTTGTAAGGTTTTTTAACTGTTCATTTAACTTAACACCATCATTTATACTTGTTTTGTTGTACTGTTCGATAATATCAGCAATTTTATTTAATACTTCATTCATTAGAATAATTCAGTTTGGTTAACATTTTGTTTTTTAATAATTCCTAAAGCAGTTTCAAATATTGTTTTGCCAGCTTCATAATCAACTAAATTTCTTGCTATTTTATCAGTTCTTTGTGTGCCTTTGTACTTCGTAAAATCGTAATTGTGAAACTTACACCATCTTTTTACCTCATTTTCTCCCTCCATTATTGAGGATTTTCTACTTGTTAAATCATTAGGTAAATTAAAGTTAGTCCAATATAAATGTCTACCTCTTTTCTTTGCAATTATTAATGGCTCATAATATGGGATTACATTCTCAACACAATACTTTCCTTTAAACCAATTTGATAAAAACAATATTTCTTCATAAAGTTTTAAATCTGGAAACTTTGTAGATGTTGTGTTTTTTCTTGCAAATCTAGCTCTACTATGTGTTGGGCAAGGTGGACTACTCCAAATAAAATCAAACTCTTTGTAATGTTCTAACAAGTATTGGTGTGCATCTGCTACAATTACTTTATCATTTGGAAATCTTTCTTGGTATAGTTTGGCTAATTCAGGATCAAGCTCTACAGCAGTTACTTCTATATCATTTTTAACATCATTCCATTTGTATCTATTGCCACCTAAACAAGCATATAAATTAAGTATCTTCATTCCTTAACTGTTCTAATTCTAATAATAATTGTACAAAATCTTCTAACCTCAACGCAACATAATCTTTTTGAAAGTTCTTTGTAAATACTACTAAAGGTTGTTTATGTGAACCTATGCAATCATTTGCAGACTGCTCCAATGCCTTCCAGATGTTGAGCTTTTCTTGGTTTTTACATTCCCAGTTAAACTCTGATAGTATTCCCTGAGTTGCCATAATATCACCCTTAATACTTAAACCACCACTGTTTGGAGTTCTTCTTATTTCTGATCCAAATTCTTTGCTTAAATACTTTGCTACTTGAAGCTCAAACCTTTTACCTTTTTTATTTGCATTCATCTTCTTTTGGTTTTAAAACATTCTTATTTGTGCTTTATGCTGATTAATTCTTTTTATAGCTGCATTAAAGTATTCAGTATCTAATTCACAAGCTGTTAAATCAAACCCTAAATTATGACAAGCTATTGCTATTGAGCCACTACCTAAATGAGTATCAAGTATTTTATCTCCTTCATTTGCGTAGTTCATTAAAAGCCATTCATATAATTTAATAGGCTTTTGTGTTGGGTGTATTCTTACTTTATCTGCGCCTAAAAAACCTTTATATCTTATCTGCGCAATCCTTAAAACTTTATCAAAACTACACCAAGCTAATTCGCCATCTGCAAAATCACAATCGGCATATATGCCTTTATCCCAAAAAATATAACATCTACTTGGTTTTAATTTATTTGCAAAATAATTACCTCCCCAAATTATTTGATTTTTACTTACTCTTTGCAATTCATTAAAATATTCTTGCGATGGCGTTTCATTATCCCATTTTTTACCTTTTTTATATTTTTTATTCTTACCTCTTCCCATCGTCATTTCAGAAGCATTTATACCATAAGGGGGGTCAATTATTGCTAAATCAAAATAATTATCTTCATACCTTGCCATTAGTTCCATATTGTCCTCATTAGTAATATTCATTCATAAATTGCTTTTCCTATTAATATACCTAAAATAAAAACACAAAGCATCACAGCTACTATTGAAACATAATAACAAATCATTTCATCAGCTTTTCAATTTCCTTATTTTGTAATTTAATTCTTTTATTTAGTGTATTAATATCAATTTTAAGTGTTTTAATCTCTAAATATTTTCTTGCTAATTCTAAATCTGCTTTTCTTTTCTTAGCATTTACCTCATCTATTTTTTTATGAAGAATATGCAACAACTCTAAAGTTTCTGTTAATACACTTAAATTTTTAAGTTGTTCTTTACTCTTTGCTTTTTCTTTTGCTTTTAAAATAAGTATGTGAAACTCATTTTTAATATTTATAATTTCTAATAAATTCATATTATTTATTTAAAGGGTTAACACCTCCTAAAGTAAAACCCATTCCAAAATTGTAATCAAATCTTAAAGGTTCATCAAGTGTAGGTTCTCCACCAGTAAGCTTATCTTTTATTTTTTCTATTCTAACTTCAGTCATCATCCACAAATCAGGATGGTTTATGTAACGGTGTATGGAAATAAAAGCGTCGCACCTGTTTGCAAAAACTTGCCCCCCCTCAACATCAGATTTTCTGCAAGGTTGTATGTAAGAAGCTAATGTATGGTTTGGAGGGTAAACCCTTCTAGCTGCTTCAGTCATTGGATGGGTATTTACATAAACAGCTTTACCAGTATTATTACAAAAGTTTCTAATATCGTTACATATTAAATAATTTCTTTCATACTGATTAACATTTCTATTATGATTAAGAGCTGTGAATGGATCAACAAAACAAGCATCACATTTTTCCTTTTTAAATATTTTAATTAAATCAGTATGTGAGTATAGTTTTTTATTATCTACAAATGTGAACCAATCACTTATTTTATCATTGTATTCTTTAATTTGTGTTTTAGTTAAATCAACTAATTTTTTTTGAGAATACATTTGTATTAAATCTCTTTTAAGTTGACCTTCAGAATTTTCTCCACTCCAGATACACCATTTTAAATTGTGTTTAACTGATAAAACTAAAAAATACCACATCATAAAGTTTGTTTTACCTACATTATCCATCCCCACGCAAATTGTAAAGCTTCCTTTTTTGTAAACAAGGTTTTTATCTAATCCACAATCTATACCTAAACCTCTTTTAATTTTACCATCTTTGAAAGCAAATAAATACTTTAATGCATTGTCTTTAGGTATAATCATTTTTTAGTACTTAAATATTCATTTAATCCTTTTGTGCTTAAATAAGGTGTATTATCTTTTCTTTTCTTTTCTTTTCTTAATGCTTGAGCATTGCTTGAGCTTTGCTTACCACCTAATCTTCCAGCTTCAACCCTTTTTTGGTGTGCTGTTTTTCTTTCTTCAAACTGTTGATCTAACCACTTAATCTTAATTAATTTGTTTTCAACCTTAATTAAATTAGTTTCTAATAATTTATCGTAATAATCTCCAACAATGTTTTTAAGTTCACTGTTCGAAACCTTGCATCCCTTACTCCAGTAAAAACAACATACTCTCATAAATGCACCTTGTACATCAAAGTTTTGAAAAGCAATTGTTCCTGTAAGCCATTGGTTAGGAAAGAATTTAAAATATGGTAGTTCTATCATTGTTTTGGATTATATAAATAATTTCTTGAATTATATTTTTTTAACTCGTTTTTTTCATTTTCAGTTAAATCAAATAAATAAATTAAATCTTTTAAAAACCAACAAACTATATATTTATTTAATTTAAAAGGTTCAGGTAAATTATTTAAAAGCTGTTTATATACTTTCCCTTCCATTTCATCTACAAAATAAATATAAAACGGTAGTTGGGTTGTATTGATTAATCTAGTGTAATCTTTGTAATGTTTTGCGTCAATACCTGTTGCTCTATAATTATTCAAACGTGCTTTTGTTTTAACATCTAAAGCTATTACTTCTTGTTTGTTTTTTGTGGCTAACATATCAAAATAATGAGCACCTTTTGTTTTTGGTTGATAAACTTTGTAGCCATTTTTCTCTAAATATTTACGAATAATATTTTCACCTATTGTGCCTTTTTTTACTTGATCTTTTTCTTCCCAACTCATACTAAAATTTATTTATATCATTTCCAAAAACTTCCCAACCTTCTCTTTTTTCTCTACTAAAATATTCAAGTTTTCTGCCTAAAGTTATTTTATCAACCATATCAAAAAACACATCTGGTTTTCTTGAATGTTGCCTTCTTGGTTCATTCATAATATCTCTGTAAATGGTGTTATTCCAGTAAGGTTTTCCTTTAATACCTACTAAACAAAATTCACACTGCATTCTAAACCAAGCACCCATACCAATTTTTTCTTTGTTCCAAACAAGTGTTGCTTTGTAATCAAGCTCCCAACTTCTTAAAATATCAAAAGCATCTGGTAAAAATTTATGCGTTGTCCAAAGAAAAACAACTGCATCTTCCATTAAGGGTAAATTAATATTTTTAATTTCTTTTGTGCTCATTTCAGGGTATGGATTTGCAACTCTTCTTCCATTAGCATCATAAGAAGTTGTATTTTTATTTTCACCCTCATAATTCCAAGCTGGATCAATACTTATAACATCATATAAACCTTTTAATTCTGGTATATTACCATTTTGAATTTCTTCAATCTGTTCTTTAATTTCATTAATACGTTTTTCTTTTTTAATAATTTTTCTAATCTCTGATTGAACTTTGTTAGGTGTAATAACTTCTCCTTTTAGTTCTATCTCATCCATAACTTGATTAGATAATTCTTTTTCTCTGTTTATTAAACGTGCATTAGAAGATTCATTACTTTTAATAGGCATTTGATGAAGTTTGGTCTGTTCAAACTTCATCTTTGTATATTTATTTTTACCTCCTTGTGGATAGTTTTCATCTAACCAAGCACCTTTTTTTCTTTCTATATCAATTCTAAACTTGCCGATTTCATTTTGTTTATCTAATGCAATTTTATTTCTTTTTGCAAATTCTGCTGCTGCTGCTGCTGCTGATTCGTGTGTTTTAACTTCCTCAAAAGTTTCTGCAAGTGCAAGTTCTTTTTTCCAAGTTTTAAGCTTTTCAATTTGCTTCATATTTTAGTTATTTTGTTTTAAGTTGTTGTAATAAAGTTCTTTTTCTGTTTCACTCAGATCATCAAAGCTGTAAGTTGGAATGCTGCTATACTGCATTTCATCTTTGAAATAGGGTTCTTGTTTTGAATTAAGGGAGACATAATCTCCCTTTTTATGTTTGAATTCATAGTAGTATAAATACTTCCTTACTGTTACAAGATTCAATCCAGTAATGTGTTTTATTTCATTATCACTGTAACCTCTTGATTTTAGGGATAGTATTTTATAGTACCTTTCAGGGTTAATTTTAAAATGGTAAGTCATCACCATCATCAATACTTTCAGTTTGAGCTTTTGGTTCAGGTTGCCATTTATCAATGCTTATTGCAACATCTTTATTGAACTGATCTATTTCATCTTTGATATTGATGTTTATTCTAATAAACTTATGTCCTTTAAACTCTTCTATATGGTCTTTAATTTTATTGATGTTTATTGTAGCTTTTAGCCAAGTTTCACTTTGTTTTTTACCACTTCCACAGTATACTTTTTTTTCACTCATTTTTATTTGTTTTTAGATTAATTTTATTTCACTACTGTAACTCATTGGTTGCCCATCCCATTCTTTAAATTCATCAACCAAATCGTTGTATTTTTCAACACCCCTGTAAATTGATTTTTCAGATAATTCATACACCTGAACATTGTAGGGTTCTGATTTTTCAATTGCAATAATATAGTAAACAGTATCTTTTGGAAATGCTTCTAAGTACATTGCACCTTGCATAATATAGCCAAGATTATCATAATACAAATCCCTTTCAAATCGTTCACCAGCATCAGTTGTAGTTTTAATATCAGCAATAAAACCTTCTCCAACCATATCAACAAACCCGTGAAAGTTTACACCCTTGCACTGCCATTCTATATGCTTTTCAGTTTCTGTTGTTTTGGATAATAAATCTTTAAATATTTTATTTTGTAAAGCTTTGCTGTAAGTTTTATAGCAATGATTGTACAATTTTGTAGTTACAATTGTTTTACTTAAATGCAGTTCTTGAAACTCTGTCCAGGCTTTACCAGCTCTTCTTCCTTCATATTGAATATACTCTTGCAATAATTCTTCAGGTTCAAGCACCATTTTATGCAACAGTTTGCCAAACTCCTGTGCATCTGTTGGTGGTGTTTCTTCTTTGTTCCAATAGCTTAATAAATGGTTTGGGGATTTACTAAAAGCACTTAATGCTGAATAACTTAATCTGTCTTTTTTCATCTTAATTGTTTTTAAAGGATTCGCTTTCATCTTCTCCAAATACCCCAAGCTCATAAAAACCACATAGCTTTAAAACGATTCTGCTCATTGCTCTCTTTTCTGCAATCGCTACTGGATAAGCATTCCTATTGTTTTCAGGGGAACACTCACCGTAGGTTTGAATCACTACATCATTGCATTTGCCTGTTGCTTTAATTATACAGGTTTTTAAATCTGGATTGTAATGCTTCAAATCATAATCAATTGAAATCTCTGCTCTTGCTTGAATTTTATCTATACCACTTCTTGTTATAATGTGATAGTGTTTATGCTTAAATGTATCTTCAACATCAAGCTCATACTTTTGAAACAAAGTATTAAGTTGTTCTTTTCTGTTCATCGTTAATGAATTTTAATGTTAATAATTGTAATTGTTTAGTTTTTGAAAGTATTTGTTTGCAACGTAAACTTTTTGAGTTTATCAATCTTAGTTTTCTTTGCAAATCTTCCAAGTTGTATATTTCCTTTTCAAAGCCATTTAAAAGACTTCTAAGGGACTTTTGTGAAATTTGTGAATGTTTATTAAGTAGAATGTTTTTATGCCAGTTAACTCTTGTTAAACAGCTTTTAACATTTCCAAGAAGTTCTTGCTCAAAATGGTGTGTTTGCCATTGATCTAAACGCTCTTGCAGATATTTGTAGTGTGCTTCTTCTTCCAATGTGTAATTCATAATTCTTGTTTTAAGGTTTCAAGAATCTTAAGCAGTTGCATAAATTCACCATTATTTACACAAATAGAATATTGAGTTTTGAAGCTTTTGAATTTAACAGATTTAAAATTGTCATTTTGTACAATCTCAACATCTACTTCTGAATGCCTGTCAGATAGGGTAACAATGTGTTTTTTATGTTTACTTGTTACTTCCATCTTTTACTTTTTTTGAATGTTCTTTATTGAATTTTTGCATTAACTCAACAAGAGTAGCTGAGTAATTTAAACCAAGTTTCTCATTGGTTTCTTTGAATTTGTGCATTATATCTTCTTTACCTTTCTGCACATAAAATGTTCTTACCATTTTTTTAAAGATTAATTATTAAATAACTGATTATTTTGTAACTAATGTAAAGTGCAGTTACCAGCACTGTTGTATTGAGTATTTCCTTTTTCATTTTTTAATATTAATCCTACCTATTTTATAATCTTTATTTATTTCGTCAAAAGTTTCTTCTAAAGTAGCTTTATATGTTGTTACTTCTTCAAGTAGAAATTCTACAATATCTCTATTAATAGTATTAATACAATCTTCAGCAGAAATCCTACCCATTTTATAATCTTTTATATAAGGATAGATAAATTGAAGAGCATAAATAGTATGTGTATCATATGTGTTTATAGTTTTATCTAATTTCATAATAAAGATTTTTTAAGTTCTTTTAAAAAAGGTTTGAAGTTGTGTTTGCCATATGAGTCTTTTAAAACTATACTCACTGCAATTGCTAAATCCTTAACTGACAATGATTCATCTACATTTGTAATAGCATTGTCAATTGATTCAGATAGTTTTTTTATGTTTTGAATTTTATCCATAGTAGTAAAGTTAAGTGTTAGATTGTCTGAATTTCGTTTTCTTTGAAATCTCTTGTTATTCTATCAAAACCACGAGAAAGTTTTGTATCGTGAGCAGCTTCACAGAAATAAATTTTTCTACCACTTAAACCAATGTTTACTTCTAATATTCTCCAAGTAGTTAAAGTGTTATGAATGTTTAATTTTGATTTTACTAATTCTCCTTTTTTCATAGTTTTAATGTTTGTTTGTGTAAATATATAAATAATAATTATAAATATACAATACTTAAATAAAAAAAAATTAAAATAAATGTGTTAACCTTGCTACCTGACCATTGTTTTTAGAGAATATAAAGCTTTCTATCGCTTGGTTGTTAGATGAGGTATAACCATATTTTGAATGCCATCTATCTGCTGGTGATGGACTGCGAAAACTTGATAAATTTACACCAACAAAATCTTTAGCTATTTTGTGGTGAACGTGATGAGTAAACATATAACGGTATTTACACTTGCTCCAATCCTTGCATTCATCAGCCATAAGCATTGGCAATAAATCCCACTTTGCTCCATCACCGTGAGTACTGCCAATTAAATTGTTATTGTAAGTATAATATTTTCTATATTGTAAACTAATATCAAAGCTTATGTTCTTATTGTTTTTAAAGTATGTAGCAATAACATCTGCTAACATAAAACCAGTCAAGTAATCGTGATTGCTGCTATTATACATAATATGTAAATCTGGATAAAATGCCAACAACATCTCAATTATATTAATATACAACCTTTTAGCAATGTGAAAATGCTCAAAGAACATTCCATCCACATCTTGCTCAGTTCCTCTTGTGGTTTTGTTGCTAAAGCTATCAATGTGCATTACATCGTTACCAATAACAAGAAGTATTTTATCTATGTTAAAACCTCTGCTTTTATTTAAGCAACCTTGTACACCTTCAAGCGTTCTAATTACAGCTTTCTGCTTGTTGTATTCCTCACCACTTACAAAACTTTTACATAATTTACCAATATGTATATCTGCTGGTGATATCAACAATAAATGTCCATCACTAACATTTGGTTTTTCAATGTATTTAAACTGTGGTGCATACTGCTGAAGCTCTTGAATTAAATCTTCTTTGAATTGTTTTAAATCTCTTGATCTGAAATTTGCATTCTTGAAGTATAAACTTGCATTTTTAGATTTTATCCAACCACTGTGTACATCATTTGGATCTAAACCCTCACTTCTTGCTTCTTCTTTTACCCTTCTATATTGCTGAATGATGTTTGCTTCATCTTCAGATAATCTGTATCTAGGATTGCCCTTTTCACTTTTATATCGTTCTGAAAAATCTTTGTTTAAATCTCTCATTTTGTTAGTCTTTTATAAATAACCAACAAAACAAAAGCAATAAGAAAAATGTAAATTAAGCTTTGGTATTTTTCCCACCAGCTTATTTCTTTATATACAATCTTTTCAACTTCAATCGGTATAATCTTCTCCTTAATAATCGTATCATTAGGTAGTTTAACTGAATGAATGATTTTCTCTGTGATTGTGTCGTATTGATAAGATATCTTAACCCTTTCATTATTTAGTACAATTACACAGTCTTGTTTTATGAAGTTGTTTATTAAAGTTGTATCGTATTGCTGAAGTATAAAGGTATCAATAACCCTTATTGTATCAATAGAAACCTCTGTTAAATGTGGGTATTTTTTTACTAATCTATTTAGCCTTTTTTGTGGTGAACAACTAAACAGTAGTACTACTGTGAGAACTTGGATAATATGCCTTTTAAGGCTTTTCTTAACCATCTTTTTGTATTTTCTGCTTTGAATAAAAACAATACTAATGAAAAGCAAAGAACTACACAAAAATCAAGTAAATCTACTTGCATCCAATAGAAAGCATACACATTCAAAGCCAATATAATTAAACCAATGATGTTGGTTAATATGTTTTTTTGCTGGTCATTCATTATTTCTTACTTTTTTTCTGGTATTTGTAACCCTTTGGTTGTAGCTCTGCATATTCATCACCAGCATTAAAACAAGGACAGGCTTTGTTAGCATACTCAAAATGACTGTGAATTGAAGCTTCTGGGTAAATGTGTGTTAAGGTTTTAAGAATATTCACAAGTGCTTCTTTCTGTGCTTCTGTTCTTGTGTCCTTTGCTCTTTTCTTATCACTCAATCCACCTATGTAACAAATTCCAATGCTGTTCTCATTTTCTCCTTTACAATGAGCTCCAGAACGTGCCAACTCTCTACCATATTCAATTTCACCATCCAATGGAATTATATAATGGTAGCCTATATCACTCCAACCTCTGCCTTGAACGTGCCATCTTTTAATTGTAGATGTAGAAACATTTACACCTTCAACAGTTGCAGAACAGTGTATAATTATTTTATCAATCTTTCTCATAATTATTTATTTTCTTTACGCCTTTGAGTTCTAGCTGATTTTTTCCTTGCGTTTTGTAACAACCTTTCTTCCATTTTTGCTACTTGCCTGTGAAGTTCAGTATTCTCTTTTATTAATTCATCAATCTTTAATTCTAAACCCTCAATCTTTGTTTTAAGTTCTTCTATTACTCTATATGAAAGTTCATCATTACGTTCTTCTTTTTTTGCCTTAATGTCAATGCGTTGCTTTATTAAAGACCATATTTCCTTAACACCTAGTGCAGTTACTAGGGTTGATATTAATACTATCAAATTATGATCTTCCATATTTAAAGCTTTTTGCACAATATTCTACCTTTATTCTTCAACAGGTTCTGGTTCACTCCAAGCTTCACTTCTCATTAATTCTAAAGCTTCTGAATGAGTTAAAGTTTGAGATGGTTTTACTGTACCATCTTTTATAAATGTTGGTTCTGAACTGTATTTAATTACAAATAAAGTGTCATCTAAACTTCTTCTAATTGTTGAAGCTGAACTTTCACCTACTTGGCTGAAGTCAATGTTTTTTAAATCTGTTGCTATGTTGCATATTGCATAAGTTTTATTATTCATTTTTTTATGTTTTACGTGGGTACGTCTGTTTCTCTGTCACTTTCAGTCATATTGAACGAAACAGCATTGTTATCACTATTTGGAGCATTTCCTACTCTATCTTCTATTGTCATATTGCTACTTGTTCCATCGTTGCTGCCAACTTGGTCAGGTATTGTCCAGTTAGTGCTAAATGTTGCTTCTTCACCTAACCTCCAATGTGCAACAGCTCCACTTAACGTAGTTGGAACGCCACCATTATAGATGTTAGCTACATTTTCTGATTGGTCAGTATCAAAAATAGCAACCTCATCTAATTGCTCATCTAAAAATTGAGAATTATTAAATTTACCTATACTATCGTATGTTCCTGTTCCAACGTTTGCAGTTGAGGGTGAACCAAAAGCAGAACCATTTCTAAAAACAGTTACAATATTACTTGAGTTTCTTATGATTAAAATATGTTGCCAAACACCAATTTGAAAATTGTTACTTCCACCATCTGTTATAGTAGATATAATTCCACCTAATTTTACTTGAACTGAAGAAGGTGAAGAAATACCTATTTTATGTGCGTTGCTTGTTGCTGAACTTATTATGTTACCTTGATTTGCACTTAAACTTACAGGTTTAACCCAAGCAGAAAGAGTAAAAGTTCCGGACAATGATATTGATGGACTTATTGTAAAGAAGTCATCCACCCCATCAAACTCAAAACTATAATTACTATATCTTGAATTTGCAAAATTACTATTCTCTGGCATTAACCATTGTGGAGATTTGTAGTTGGCATTTTCTCCCATACGATACCAAGCAACAGGGTTTAAGGAGCTGATGTCGTTGGGAACTCCTGAATTGTAGATAGAACTTACATCTGAAGAACTTAAGGTGTTTGTAAATATAGCAAATTCATCAACGTTACCATTTAAGTAAGTTCCACTTGGGTAGTGACCAATAATAAAATCACTTGTTGAACTAAAGAAGGAAGATGCAGCTCCACCAATATTTCCAGTTAATTCATTAGTATTGATAAATACCTTAACCCTATCTGTTGAAGTTGCTAGTGAACCATCATAAGTAATAACTAAATTAAACCATTCACCAGTTGATAATCCACTTATTACAGCATTTGAAGAAACCCTGAAAGCTAAATTCCCACTAATATAAATATCAATTCTACCTCCAGCAAGCCATATAAAAGAATATATTAATCTATCAGAACCACTTCCATATTGATTGAAAAGACCCAGTATGCCAGTTGCATCTAATTTTAACCACATTGAAAAACTACCTGAATTAGTACCATTTAAAGCAGTTATATTTCCTAAATTAAATGTATCATTCACCCCATCAAAAGAAAACGACTGTGTAGATGCAAACGGTGCTGCTGTAACTGATAAATTAAAATTAGAACTAACACCACCAACTGTATATGTAACAACGTGTGCAGCAATCGTAGAAGCACTTAAATCAATCTGCCCTGTTGAGGTTGAAACAAATACTAATCCAGTAGTACCACTAAATGTTCCTCCTGTTGTTCCTGTTATTGTTGGAGTTGGGTCAGCATCTGCTTGAGTAAATGAACTTGCTGAATAACTAAATGCAGCACTTGTTCCAATTAATGCAGTATCACCACTTGCACTGTTCTCATAAACAGAACCAGCACCAATAGTGTTGGTAGCTAATTTACCCCAACCATTAGTATTGTTAATTACTCCTTGTCCCCATCCATTTGTTACTGCCATAATCTATTTTTTAAAGTACAAAACCTCCAAAATCTGCAACATCATCAGGGTTCATATCTCCATTGCTGTTGCTATTATATTCTGGAAATAATGTTTGATTAAAAGTAATGTAATCAATAAACCTTCTAGTGTAATGCTGTGCTGTATCTCTTGCTTTTTCAATTAAGCTGTCAACTCTGTTTTTATCCAATACTGTACTGTTTTCAGGTTGCATTGAAAAAATACCATTGTTTGTAATATTCACACCAGCATAAGGTAAATACTCTACCATTCCCCAATATATTAGCATATCTTTAACGTGGTCTTTTACCAAATTAAAATAATTAGGATTATCTGCCAAAGTTAAAGTTCCAGCAGTAATCAAACTTTCAATTTTCTCCATCAAATCAGTACCTAGATAATTCTGAATATGTATATCTTGCGCAATACGGATATAAGGTAAGAATTTATCTGGATCAAGGTTACCATTTGCAGTTGTGAATGTAACTAAATCTTGTCGTGATATAAAAAGTGCTTTTGGCATTATCTAGCGTCTTTAGGTAAATTTTTATTTCTTGGACTAAATCCTTTTCTTGGCATATCATTAGGAGCAACAGGTACTTTCTGTGGGTTTTTAGGTGCTACAAAACCTTTGCTTCTTGCTCTGCCTGTTGTTATCTCTGTTTGCTTATCATCCTTTAGCATATAAGTTTTCCTGAACCATTTGTGTCTGCATCTTGCACCGCCTTTATAGAGCCAGATTGAATACGTATCAGCACCACCCTCACCAAAACCAGCATTTACTGGCTTTTTATCCATCATCATAATGTCTTCTTTTCTGTACACTTTATCTGCTGCAACCATTTTTTTACAAAATTCTCTTGAATTTGCACTTACTTTCTTAGGTGAATAAGTGTATCTAACTTTAAATAATACACCTTTCTGGCTTTCTTGCTTTGAAGTGCCATCTTGCTCACTTTTTGCTTTTGGTCTTGCAACACCTGTACTAGCTAGGTTAAGCATTTTATCCAAACTTGCTTCATTATCATAATCAACTTCCCTTTCATCTACAACAGTGTAGTTTTCTAAATCTTCATCTTCACCTAAAGCTATAAGCTCATCAGCAATGCTGTTTAATACTTTATCATCTATGTTATGAAAGCAGTGCCTTGTAGCTTCCAATGCTTCAGCATCATCCTCTTGCTTAATTCCAGTTTCTTCTTCTTTTGTTTCTGCATCTAAATCATCATCTAAATCCATAAACTCTAAAGGTTCAATGGTTTTAAAATACATATTTAAGGATATATTATTTACTGCAAACAATTCATCTAAGGCATCTAAAATTAAATCTTGATAAGGTTTTATAACAACATTGTTAAATAACAAACTAGCATTTTTGATCTCATCAGCATTTGAACCTAAACCATTGTTGCCATCCCTTAAACCAATTAACAAAGGAGAAGTAACCCTGTGTGTTACAAGTATTTTTCTTGTACACTCTTCTGATAAATAACTGTAGTGTTCTGGAGCATCTGTTAAGCTTACATCGTCAATTGAAGTCTTGCTTTCTGCATTGTTGTTAAATGCTACAATTACTTTTTCTCCATAGCTGCCTGTAAGCTTTTGTAATACCTGTGATTTAATGTGTTCTTGTTTTTCCCTATCTGGAACACCATTGTTGAAGTTAATTATTTTAGTACCACTGAAGCTGCATTGTGCATCGTTTATTAAATAATCTGCAATCTCTTTTTCTAGTGTAGCATAAGAAGTTTGATAATCGGCTGGTGAGTAATAGAAGTACCCACTTACATAACGCCTAACAATAAATATTTCATTAGTTGCACCACTACCAAAAACAGGAAATTTTTTAAGCTCTGTTTGCTTTGTCACTTTTGTCCAATCAGCACTGTATAAATAATTTTTTATTTTACCATCTTCACCACACTTTTCTGCTCTTAATGTTTCTCTTGGAAAATGTGTAATACTTGCAATCTTATCACCTGAATAAGTTACTTGAAAAGCACCTTCACCTAATAATTTTAAATCCTGAACAACCCTTCTTAGTTCTTTAGGTTTTAAGATTTTTTTCATTTCAGCATACTGCTCTGGCTTTCTATTGCTATCTGTTGCATCTAACCCTTTTCCATATATCTGGTTTACAATACCATTTATAACAGCATTGTTTGTAGTGCTATCCATATAAGCATCAATCAAACTTTGGTAATAATCATTGTTATCACCAATGCCTACCCAATCCTGATTCTTTTCCTCAGTGATTGTTGGTCTTTCGTAGCTGCTAAGTTGTATTAAGTGAACATTGTCCATTATGCATAAATGTATTCGTTATCTCCAGTTGAGGTTTCAGTGTAAACATTGTTGCTTATGTTGAAAGTGCTAACTGTTTGATCTGTTGCAAAAATTTTATCTTTAAATACTAATGTGTTGTCAGTAGTGTTTCTTACCTCGTAGGTGTAAAAATTAGCTTCTGTAAGAGCTTGAGTAGTGCTGTAGGTGTAGTAATAGTCAACTTCTGAAAAAGTTGCATTAGAATCAGTAAAAATCACTTTATTTAATTCTTCAGATTTTATCACTAATGAATAGGTTTTAGCACCAGAAAATTTTTCTCTTGGTACTAAATTAATCAATCTTGTTCCAGTTGTTGTTATTACTTGCATTTTTTTTAATAAAAAAAGGGTAAGTTATTTTCCAACCTACCCTTCCTTAACAAACACTAATTATTAACTATACTACCTATGAATTAGTACCTTGTACAATGGTAAATGTTCCAGCCATTCCAGCAAATGGATCACCAGCTACTGCACTTTCAATAAAGTTTGCAGGCATTTTCTCAGTACCAGCAAGAGTTAAAGTATATCCACTCAAATCTCCCATTGCAGCACCTGTTGAAATTGTTCCACCTGTTACTTCACAGCCAAAATCTACTCCACACATCATACAATTTCCGTTATAATCCTCAACTACTATGTGAGGTCTTCCAAAGGAAATTAATTTTAATTCTTTGTTATCTTCTTTGCTTAATTTAGGCAAAGTTAAAGTTATAGTTTGTTCAAAAAAGGTTGTTCCATTTTCTCTAGAACTTGTAATTGCTTGTTCTAAAGAGCTGTTGCCTTTTACATCATATTGGAATGCTGAAGCAGTTCCAGTCATATTAGAAATTTCATCCCCAGAGTTCAATGTTACTGTTCCAAGTGTACCGAAGTTCAAAAAATAAACTTTAGTAATCCCCCCAATAACATCTTTACAAGGTACTTTTCTTCCTACAGATAAATCACAAGCCATCTTGTTGTTTTTTAAAGGTTAAAAATAGGGGAGCTTTTACACTCCCCAAAGTTAATTAAGCGTATATAACTACGTCTGAAGCAATTCCAATCTGAACACCAGCAGTAAATCTCATAACTACTCGTACATTTTGAGAACCATCTAAATCTCCCATATCAAGAAGCTTAACTTCATTATGGTCGGAAAGTAATCCTGTACCGAAGTATAGGTTGCTTTTCTGTGCAGCCATCATTGAATCATCTGGCAATCCAGCTCCAATTACAACTTTAACACCATCATAAGAAAGTGCTCCATTGTTCCACCATTGTGTTCCTTGTGCGTTAACACCAGCAGCTCCTAAGCCATTAGCACCAAATCCACCTAAAGCTCTAACGTATAATTTAGCAGCTTTTCTTGAAACATAGATATACAAATCTTCTTTTCCATAAACTCCTGAAGGAATTGCATCAACCACTTTACCCATTTCATCAATGATGTTAGAAGCAGTTAAAGGTGAACCAGATACTGCAACAGTTCCAGCACCACCAGCAGTAGCTAAATAGTAAAAGCCATCAAACTCACCAGCGTTTCCTGTTTGTCCACTCCAGATGTTTTGTTCTGTTTTCTCAGCAACCAATCCAGCAACGTGTGCTAGGATGAAATCAGAAAATGCTGGGGGTAAGTTATCATAAGCTGAATAGCCCATTTGAACTGCTTCCCAATCGCTTCTAAAATCTTTTTTACAAAGATTCAAGTTAATCTGAAATTCTTCAGGTTGTAAAATTCTTTCTGTTAATGTTAAAGTTCCAGTTGGTGTGAAATCACAAGTTGCATCTTTGATAACATTTGCATCAGTTGCTACTTTCTTTAAAACCTCTTTGAACTTAACATTAGGTTTTACGGTAATTAAACCGTTTTCAATTGTTGAACCACTCAATAGAGCCGCAGAAATATACTTTCCAGCAAATTCACCAGCGTAAGTTGAAGTGATTGAAGTTGTTGTTGCCATTTTTCTTTTTTTTAATTAATTACTAGCTATTTTACTAAAAACTCTATCCATTGTAGTTTCAGTACGTTTTTGCCCAAATAAAAACTTTCCTTTTTTGTTTTGCTCAGTTTCAGGATTGTGCTTTATTGGTTCAACTGCTTCCTCTTTGGTTGCAGATAATTCAGTTTCTTGAAGTTCTTCTTTAACTTCTTCAGTTGCAGTTTCTTCAGACATTTCTTCTTTATCTTTGCCCATTTTATCAATCATTGCTTTGATTTCATCAACTGCTTTTGTAAATTCTTCTTTAGTTACATATCTCATTTCCTCTTTCTCCTCTTCCTTTTCTAATTCAGCAGCTTCAACTTCTTCTTTTTCTTCTTCTTCTTTCTCTGCTTCAACCTCTTTAATTTCTGAGATTAACCCTTCTTCTTTAACTACAAGAACCATATCGTTCTCTAGTTTGTATTCACCAACTGGAAGTGCAATTTGTTCTTCTTCTGATTTTATAAAGATTGCTTCACCAGCTTTAAATTCTTCAGCTACCAATACAGTACCGTTTTCAAGTTTCATTTCAGCAAGATTTACTGTTTCTTCAGCAAGTTCGACTCCGACTATGCCTTTAATTTTGTTTAGAATTTCTGTTGCTTTCATACTTTTAAATGTAATTGTATACTATTAATGTAAAAAAAAGTGCAAAGTGTTATACCCAACACTGTAATTATGCCTGTGTTTTGCCTATTCCCTGTGCGCCAATGCTACCATCACAGCAAGAAATACTGTATCTTTTGCCATCTTTACATAAACAACCTCTTCTTCCACCTTTTGGCGATGTTCTACTTGGGATATGTGTTTCTTTTTTTCTTCTTTTGGTTTTCATTTTATTTGTTTTTAGGTGATTTAGGATGTTTGGCTGGTAACAGATCAAAGTCACCTGTGTATTTTGGGTTTTGTGGTCTGCCATTTCTTACTAAATACAAGTATGCATTTACTCTTGCTTGCGCCCAAGCTGTAGGTGATTTAATTCTAGGACTGTGGCTTGTGTTGAATGCTCCTAATCCTCTTTGAAATACTGCTTTCAATTGCCCAATAGTTACACCATAGCCAAGTTTCTTTTTATACCTTTCATTAAAATCATCTGATTTCTTTTGCAGTGCTGCTTCATCCTTCTTGCTAACCTTTGCACCTCTTGTTGTAGATGCATCACCCTTTGCTGTTCCTTTGCCTTTTGGGTTTGGGTTTGGAGTTCCTGACTTTGGAGCTTTTGGACTTTTTCTTATTCCACCTCTTGGACCAACTTCAGCCATCTTTACACATTTGCCATCCTTGTTTTTTTTGTAACCCTTTGGGCATTTAGTTTTATACATTTCATCTTTGATATGCTTTTCACAAGGCATATACCAAGTTTTTTCTTTACCTTCTAAATCTTGAAAAATATGTGTGTGGAATCCTTTACAACCTATGTTTCTTGCCATTTCTTCAGCTTTCTCTTGTGTTGAGTATGCCAACCTATCATCAATAACTGCAAACTGATCATCAATAACCATTGAAGCAAGTTCAATTTCACCAAGTTCTTTTAATTTACTTTTACTCCACCTCAACGCTGCCTTACCACCCCATAATAAATAGCTGATAGTTCCACAAGCTTCTGTGTTGCCTTCATCATAATATTCACCAGCTCTTGAAAGAAAACTATACATCCTTTTTATAGTATCTACACTTACAGCACGACCAGCAGCCAAATCAGCACTACGCATTTTTCCTACATCAGTAGCACATTTGTTTCCCACCTTTTCATTTAACTCTCTTCCTCTTTTTGCATTGTTGCTTACTGCCTGTGGATAATCTGTATAGCTTTGTAATTCTGTTTTTTTAGTAAATAAGTTTTTAATCTCTTCAATCTTTTTCAATGCTTCTTGCTCTTCGGAATCAATTGCACTTAGCTTTGCTTTGTCAGCAAAATATCCCTCAATGCTAAACCCTTTTACTTTGCCAGTCTTTACAAAATCATTCCAAATTTCATTATTATTTACCTTCATTGAAATCATCCAAGTACCTTCAGGAACATCCAAACCATACAGAGAGCTTTTATCTTTTTCTTTATTTTCTACAATCCAAGATTCTACAACTGTTAAATTATTAACTTGCATTTTATGCTCTAGGGTTGCATTGTTTTGATTGCCATTTTGAAAGAACAATTCACTTGCTTTTCTTACAGTATCAGCAGAAAAATATACATAATACTCTTTATCACCTTGCTTTCTGTATATAGGTTTGTTGGGGATCAATGCAGCTCCCATTAATATTTTTTTTTCATCATCTACTTTGGCAAGTTGTATCTCTTGGCTTTTAAGTGCCACAAAATCACTCTCAATTGCTGGTGCTTCAACGATGCTCACTGCTTCTATTCCAGTGACCTCATTTTCTTCATCCAGAAGAAGTTCAATTATTTCCATTTTTCTTTCCATTGCTTTTTTTATTTAAAATGTTGCTGTATCTATTATATTGTTTTCTAATGCTTGTGCTGAAGTTACATCACCACTAACTACAAATGCTTTTATTGGTGTGCTGTTCTGCTGTCCTAATGCTTGTGCTACTTGATTGAATCCTGATTGCCCAACAACGTTGAATGCTGGTGCTTGTGAACCTATGCCTGTTCCACCACCAGCACCACCTGTTGAAACATTTGTTGGTATGTTTGGAGTTGGCCCTTCAACCTTTGATAAAATTGCCTTTGCACTTGCTACACCAGCTAAAACTTGACCAACCAATTGAGCAATTAAAATAGGTGTAACAACTGGTGCTGCTGGCCCTGTTGCTGCTGCTGCTGCAGTTGCTCCAGCTATTGCACTAGAAATACCACTTGCTGTATCTATTAATATCTGTGCTAATGCTGCTGCTTTGCCAACCTTTGTGCCTTCACCAGCTAAAGTTACTAAACTACCCAAAGCTGTAGAAGTTGCAGAAACTAAATCTTGTTGATTTTTAATTTTAGCTTCTTTTAAAAGTTTAGAATTTTCTAATTCAGTTTTAGTTAAATCATTATCTAATGCCTTTTTTTGAATATTACTTTCAGAAATAAAATTTAAAAGCTCTTCATCTGCATCTTTTCTTGCTTGTGTACCTTCTTTAAAAAATTGCCTTTTTCTTTCTAGCCTTTCTGTTTCAATTCTTATTTCCTCTTCTAATGTATCTATTTGAGCCTGTATTCTTTTTGCATTATCTTCAATTAGTTCATCTGCTGCCTTACGTTCAGCAATTGTTCTTTGATTAGTACCATCTATTGAAGTTTGATTAAGTTCTATTAATTCTTTTTCTAATGCTGTTTTATTTACTAACTGTTCACTTCTAAAACCTTCAATCTGTGCTTCAACTGCTAATTTTTCATTTTTAGCTTCTATTAAAGCAATAGCGTTTTCTTGTGTTTTATTTAAGTTAAAAGCTGTTTGTGCTTGTTTAATTTGAATGTTAACATTATTAAGCATTGCTTTTTCTTGTTCATCTAAAACATCTTTGAGTTTGTTATTTGCTTCAATACGTTCCTCAATTGTTTTGAACTCATCATCTCTTATTTGCCTTTGTTGTTCTGCCTGTCTGTCAAATTGCTCAATCAATCCTTGATTAACAGCAGCAGCAATTTCAGCAGATTTAGCAAGTTCAACATTTGATTTAGCTGCTTTTATTGTTTCAGTAACATACCCTGAAACTGATTCTTTTACTTCATTAAAAGTTTCTTTGATTTTTGCAACACTATCATCTACTCCAGTAATTACATCAACAGCTTCTACTTGTGCTTTTTTAACCAATTCAAATGCTTTTGTGAAATCACCAGCAAATAAAGCACTTAATGATTGACCAAAAATTCCAATTGTTTCTTTTAATTGATTGAAACGGTTTATTAATCCATCTACAATAGCATTCCCAAAATCTTTAATGCTCTGTATAGGGTTTTGAAAAACTTCTTTAAAAGATTTTGCAATAGCACCAAAGTTATTATTTACAAAATTTACAAAATCACTAAAAATTATACTTAAAGTTTGAAATGCAGTATTGAAAATATCTACAACCCTTTGATTGGATTGAAATAATTCTTTAAGTGTTCCTAATGCTGCAATCAATAAACCAATACCAACAGCTTTCAATGCAACACCCATTTTTTTAAAACCTTGTGTAGCATTTTTTGTACTGCCTTCAGTTTTCTCAACACTATCATTTAGCTTCTTTGAATCCTTTGTTGCATCAACAAAACCATCAGCAGTTGATTGTACTGATTCATTTATACCATCTAACTGTTTTGAAACATCATTTAAGTTTTTTTCTAACTTATCTGTTTTTGCTTCAAGTTCAATTACTCTCTTTTGCATCTTCTAATTTTTTTATGTAAAATCCTTCTTTTATTGTTAATGCTACCTTGTTAACACCCAAAGCAATAATTATGTTTTTATCATAAGCTTTGATTTCTTTAATAAACTCTAATCCATCCAGTATTGTTTTCATTTAGCTTGGTTCATTTAATAATTCAAGTGTACTTCTTCCAGTTTGTAAATCAGTAGTTATTTTGTTAATTGTAAATGCTCTGCCTGTTACAAATATTTTATCTGCTAGACTGTATGTCAATAAAAACTTTAAAGGCAGTACAGCTTTGTATTTGAATATTCTAGTTTTAGTATTGAATACCCTTTGAATATAACTTTGATAAAACTTTTGGAATAAACTGTTGTTGCTTCCACCATAATCTGTAAGTGTGTAGCTGTTGATCTCACTACCAAAATTTAAATTAAATGCTGGTGCTGTTGAGGTTGTTCCTAACTCATTTGCATTATGTGGCATCCAGTAATTGTTTATAGTTGTATTTGTGATTCCTGAAATTGAGTCAACTGGTCTTGTGCTATCTACATAGTTTATTGGTGTGCTAATGCTTGTGTTGTAAATACCATAAAAAAGTAAAGGTGCTGTTTTTACTGAATTATCATCTTCATCAACTGCTAAACCATACTGAACATCTGTATTTACTTTTGTAGTTCCATCAGCTAACCTTTCAAAAAGCATATGCTCAAAAGGTGGTAATACTTCATACTTTCTGTTTTGACTAGCATCAGCAATAAAATTCAAGCTTCCATATTCTGTGTTGTTTAAATTTAAAAATGCTTGTGCAAGTTTTGTTTTAGGTTCTGGATATTCAAACTTTATATTGCTAAATGGAAGTGCTTCACTTACTGTATGTTCATCTTTTACAATAAATTTACTTATATCGTGTGTTGTTGTTGAATCACCATAAAAATCATCTAATGTTTTTACTACAACTCTGTCGCTACTATCTAAAAATGCTGTTAAATTAAATACCTTAAAAATACCTTTTAGAAAATCTATAACCTTGATGTCAGGAACTTGTTCAGTTGGTTTTATATCATCAATTACAACAGATATATTTGTTGCATTTGAATTAAATGTACAGCTTTCAAAAGTAACGCCTGGATTTAAAAAATGTTGACCAACAGTCACATTAGCTCCAAATTCAAAACTACCAGCAGAGGAAATTATTGCTGTGATTTTTCTAGTTTGACCAGTTACCATTGGACTTTCAGGCAAATCAAATGTACCACCAAACAAGGATAAATTACCTGTTGTAGTTATACTTGCAATTTCTGAGTTATCAATTAAATCTACTATTCTTACACTGTAAGGAGTTGAACCAAAACCTGTATTAGGATTTATTGCTACACCATAAAAAAAACGATTAAATAACTGCACTTGCCCTGTTGGTGGAAAAATATATTCTTCTTTTGTTACTGTATAAACACCATTAGAAAATTCTGTTTTTGGGTTTTGATAAACATTGCACAAAGTTTGTACAGGGTCATATCTTAAACTGTTTCCTGAAGTTACACAAGTAAAAGCTTGACCCTCTATACTTACACTGTTTTCTGTTTGCATTTTTCCTTTATCTCTATGCAACCATAAGTACAAATTGCTAAACTCTGTACTATCAAAAAACTCACCTGTTTTAAATGTTAATCCATATTGCTCTTCAATTGCCTTTATAACTAAACTAGCTTTTATTGCTGGTTTTAAATCTTCAGGAAATACTCCCCTTGTTTTATCATTTGCACTATCATCAGATAAATTACCAACATCTGTAAGGTTGCCAGTATCATCATAGATGTATCTTTGAGTATGTGTAATTAAAGGATAAATAATTGCACTATTATAGGTAACACTATCAACTGTAATATTATGCCCTGTTTGCAATCCTGTAAGAACATTTGCTGTAAGTGCTGGTAGTTTGAAGTTATCCATCCAAACTAAATTGTTTAGTTTATCCTCTCCAAATAAATTATTTAAACTAACTGTTTTACCAAAGAAAGTAACTTTGTAAGTATGTGGTCTGTTATCTTTCATTTTGACCTCTTGCAATCTTATTTTACCCTCTCTGAATGGTTGATAGTTTAATTCAATTTTTGCATCACTTTGTATATTAGCATCAAATCCCTTGACATCTGGATTGTACCAATGTTTGAACAGCTTGTTGTTCTTTTGACTTGCTGGAATGTTGAACGTTCTGCTGAAATCAGTAAACACTTTGTC